TCGGGCTGACCGACGCCAACTTTGCGTCCAGGAAGACCCTGACCCGGTGGCTCTACAACATCCACGACGCGGTCAACCGGCGCATCGGCAAGACGGACCGTCCCAGTTTTTCGCAGGTCAAGGCGATGTACGAGCAGTTCGTGGCGAGTCCTCACGTGGACAACGAGAAATATCACGGATGTGTGAATGGTCAGAGGAAGCTCAGGACGGCAATCCGCGTGGTCCCCAGGGAGTGCAGACTTAGTGGCAAGACCTTAAAGATTTATCGCGCCTGTAGGGAAAGGTATGCACTCTAATCCGCTCATCGGAAAGATCACAAAGTCCCTTTACGAGGCGGAGTCTGGGAGACGGTACATTCAAGTGGAAAACGTCCAGTTGAAGGTGCCATGGCGATACGGAAGGCCGTATAAAATTCAGTGTGACGACCTCAAGCCCATCATGGACTACAAGGTCGGTGACGAGGTCGAGGTGTGGTGGGAGTTGAGTCAATCGAGAATGATACTCGCTAGGATTCGTCTCAATATTTTATTGTCCAATAGTAATAACTGAAATATGTCTGGTGGCATTACGCAATTGGTAGCACTGGGGGCTCAGGATAGTCACCTGGTTGGTAGCCCGGAGGTGTCATTTTTCCAATCATCGTACAAACGTCATACTAATTTTTCCAGTGTGATTGAGCGTCAGGTGATTCAGAACACCCCATCGGCGGGCGGGCTTTCGTCGATCCGCTTTGAGCGCAAGGGTGACCTTCTTTCGTACGTCTATCTGACTTCAGCAAATGGGGCCACAATTGATAGTGAGGAATGGGCTACTATTGTGGACAAGGTCGAGCTTTACATTGGTGGGCAGTTAATCGATACTCAAAATTTTGAATACTCGACCAAGATTCATACGGACATTATGGCAAACACTTTCTCCAAGACCAACTTCGGACCGACTCCGGATGTATCTAATTCAAATGAGGGGTACTTTTATCCTTTCAAGTTCTGGTTCTGCGAGAACTGGCAGTCTGCGCTTCCTCTGATTGCCCTCCAGTACCACGATGTGGAGTGCCGAATTTATTGGAACTCCAGTCTTCCCACCGATCGCACGATTGAGGCTTGGGCTCGCTACGTGTATCTCGATGCCGATGAGCGTCGGTCAATGGCAGAGAAGTCCATGGAAATGTTGATTCACCAGGTTCAGCGGATTCCCAATCCCGTTTTGAAGACTGCCGATCTCACATTCAACCATCCCGTCAAGTTCTTGGCTTCGACCGCAAACGCTTTCGACACATCCAATGTTGTTATTCTTCAGCTCAACGGCGTGGATGTCGGAGAGAAGAAGCCAGCGATCCCTCACTACAACCAGGTATCTTGTTACTATCATGTTCCATATGGCCCAAGTAGCACGGATCCAGGTGAAGGGTTTGAATCTGCGACTCTTATGATTCCCTTCTGTTTGGACTCATCCAAGCTTCAGCCCACAGGCACCTGCAACTTTTCGCGCATGGACTCTGCCAGGTTGGTATGCAGTTCTGCAATCAATGCCGATATTTATGCGGTCAACTACAATATCCTAAAAGTTCAAAATGGCATGGGTGGACTTCTTTATGCGAACTAAATATCTAAAGTATTATTAGTAATATGTCGGGAGGACTTGCAGAATTGGTAGCGATCGGTGCCCAGGATGCACATATCGTTGGAAATCCCGAGATAAGCTTTTTTCAATCATCCTACAAACGTCACTCGAACTTTTCCAGTGTGATTGAACGGGAGGTCATTCAAGGCGTTCCTAAAAATAACGGATTCTCGACGATCCGTTTTGAACGCAAGGGCGACCTTCTTTCTTATGTTTACCTTGTGGCTAAAGATGGAGATAGCAATGTTATACAACCCTCATGGTCCAATATTATAGATAAGATCGAACTTTATATTGGCGGGCAAAAAATAGACTCTCAAGATTATAATTTTTCAGCTTACATTTCCACTGAAATTATGGCTAATACACTTTCCAAGAGTATATTTGGCCCTGGTCCAAGTGACAAAGACAATACCAACTTTTTTTACCCTATCAAATTCTGGTTCTCTGAAAACTGGCAGTCGGCACTCCCCTTGATTGCCCTCCAGTACCACGATGTGGAGATGAGAATCTACTGGGGAAATAATATAACAACAGCATCAACGGCTTCAATCGAGGCATGGTCCAGGTATGTTTTTCTGGACGAGCCCGAGCGTCGCATGATGTCTGAGCGACCTATGGATATGCTTGTTCATCAGGTACAGAGCATTCCGACACCGAGTGACAATACGGTCGAACTTACATTCAATCACCCTATTAAGTTTGTTGCTTCCACCGCAAGCGCGTTTGCCGCAGACCAAAAGGTTATTCTTCAGCTTAACGGTACGGATGTGGGTGAAAAGAAGCAGGCATATCCTCACTACACAGCGGTTTCTGCCTATCATCATCAGTCGCAATCTGGGACAGATGCAGCCAACAGTACTACTGGATACTACAGTGTAAGTTTGATGATTCCCTTCTGTCTGGATGCCTCCAAGCTCCAGCCCACTGGAACGTGCAACTTTTCGCGCATGGACTCTGCCAGACTCATCAACAATTCAAGTATCAATGCTCCTATCTATGCGGTCAATTACAACATTCTCAGGGTCCAGAACGGGATGGGTGGGTTGCTTTACGCGAACTAAATATCTAATAAACTAATAGTAATATGTCGTCTGGCGTTACACTTGTTGCTGCGGGTAGGGATAATCCCCTAAACATAGATCCCGACTTTACATTTTTCAGCACTGTCTACAAGCGTCATACGAATTTTTCTAGCGTTATTGATCGGTTAAATATTAACACTAAACCAAGCAATAATGGTAGTTCGACATCTCGTTTTGAGATCAAGGGCGATCTTTTGTCCTATGTATATTTGGTATGCGAGTCACCAGACGAGTTTACGACAAGTCGTGATTGGTCGCAGGTCATCGACAAGGTTGAGTTGTTCATCGGGAATCAGTTGGTGGATACGCAGTACTATGAGTATTCCAAGAAGATTGTCCCTGATGTTCAGGCGTCGAGTTTGTCGCGCAGCGTCAAGGGATCAGACGGGTCTACCTCGAGTTACTTCTACCCCTTCAAGTTCTTCTTCTGTGAGGACTGGGCATCGACGATACCTTTGATTGCCCTAAACTACCACGATGTCGAGGTGGTGATTCATTGGGCCGACGACGTCTATCGTCAACTTGAGGTACAGGCCTACCTCAACCTATTCGCCAACTACTGGAATACATTTTCCAACGTACAGGAAAATGTAGTGCGCATAATCAACGCCACTGCGCTGGTCAATGCATACAGCAACCTAATCACGGGGATAAGCAATCCCAAGGCTGTACCCACGTACGATGAAAATACGGGATTCATCACGTTTGACGGAGAAACAGATATCATTGGGTCTAACGTTGGTTCCACGGCGTTGTACACCTACGCGGAAAACTATGGTCGGACAATTCTGGGATATTCTTTTGATTTGTTCACGCGTTACATCTATATTGACAAGGACGAGCGAAGAATTACAGCGGATCGTTCGGTGGATTATGTCATTACCCAAACACAACGAATACCAGCTTCAAACAAGAAGGAAATTGAACTGCCTCTAAGTCACCCAGTAAGTTTCATAGCGTCCACGGCGAGCAACTTTAATGATACGAACAACATGCTACTGGAAATCAATAGTGAACCTATAGGTGAATCCAAACCAGCCATTCCACATTACAGACATGTGTCAACATATTTCCACAGTCCATATGGATCAAACCAAAATACAACTATGATGTATCCATTTTGTCTAGATGCATCTAAAAAGGACCCGACGGGTACACTAAACTTCAGTCGTCTGGATTCAGCCAGGCTCATCCTGGATCAAGCCATCAACGGTGACATCTACGCGGTCAATTACAACATTCTTAGGATTTCGAACGGGGTTGGGGGGTTACTTTACGCATAGTGCCTACTGCCTTGTCAACCTGATCCTTTGGTGTGAACATGAGCCATGCCACGGTCATCCTTTCTTGGGTGAGTGTTCCATCCCGCTTCATGGCGGCACATGCATCTTGAAATTGCTTTACGTAGTCCATAATGGAATTTCAAGGTGTCACTTGTTTAATTAGTCTTTGGGATCGCGAGCAGGGGGACATCCGCTGAGAAGCACCTGGTGATGCTGTTGGCGGGGACGGGACCCACACGCTGAAGGTCGGTGATGGGCCTGATGAGATCGGGACCCATCCTGGTAATCAACTGGCGGTACTGGTAGTTAAGGGGATAAGCGATTCCATTATCAGCCATGATCCGATCATTGATCAGCTGACTGGAACTATAAATCGTGAATGCGCGACCATCGGCCATACCAAGACGCTGAGACATCTTTTACTTATTCAAGAGATAATATTCTCTGACCGCCTGGATAAACGGTTCACTCTGATAAGGACTCGCATTTCCTTGGTTCTTTATGACGATGTTGTCGAGTTTTATATCGGGATGATAAAGAACGTCAAGTAAAAATTTGTAGATGACAGCAAGGTCCTTGAAGGTCTTGGCACCAGCTAGCACAACACTCCCAGTCTTGAAAACACTGACCGTCGTCCCGAAGATGGTCGCCTTGACTGCCGAGTAGGTTTCGGGGTTAAACGAAATCTTGCTAACTTTGTTGCGGTAGGTTTTGTAAAGATCCAAAAGTGCCAGCTGATTGATGCCATGAGGAACCTGAAAGGTAGCATTGATCATCTGAATTTCCATTGACATGGATGAACGGTCGCGAACATCTGGAAAAATCTCATCTACTAATTCTTGGATCTCCTGGATTATCGCCTTGCCTTCCATGGGTGTCGATGATCCCGTCACGTGAATTTTTCCGTTCGCAAACAGCTTGACAGAACGTTTTTTGGTTTCTGATATCTCCTTGAATATGGTCACAGAATTGTTAAAGTGATTCTTGGCCATTTTCCATCCCTTGGTTCCAGATGTGAACTTTTCAGCGAAGGTTGTTAAAGAAGTGGTGGCATCCTTCCTGCCACCCATAACCGTCATCGTCGATACTCTCAACAATGATGGTTTCCGATCGAGTTTATCTCGAGCTTTCACGACATTCCCCAGGAACATCAAGTACTCCATTTAAAAAAGAAATGCCTCTAATCTTTAATATGAGATGCCAACACTGCAAGAAGAAAGGAGTGGTATGTATCCCTTGTTCTTGTTGTGATCTTGATTCACTCTGCACCCAATGTATTCAGCTGGAGATTCACGAGTGTTCTGGTATCCTGAATAAAATTCAGTCCATGAAAAAAAATATAGAACTCCTAAACCCTAAAATTGAGGGGCAGAAGTTTCAAAAAATATAGCACAGACAGTAGCAATAAAACTGCCGCGACAACCTGCAAGCCCCTGATCATATTTGTTTTTTTCTTTTCCACCTTGGCGGGGGCCGTCACAGGGACAGCTGTTGGGTTGTTCCATGGAGGATTGTCATAAATGCGTTCTGGCACTGCTGGGCGATTAAGAGGATAGTCCTGCGATCCAGGTGTGCAGTAATAGGGTGTCCTCCATCCAGCCGCCGTGGTCTCCGTGCATCCTGGACTTGCCTCGGTCTCCTGTGCCGCTAGGGCTCCACCAAGAGCATCTTCATAGGGCTTCACTGAATTCACCAGAGGATCTTCGGGCTTAGAGCCAGTGTAGACCGTCTTGTAGGCACCGCCTTCTGACACGCCTGGGTTGAACTTATTTGGATCGGGATTGGTATACGGATTAATTTTATCCATGTGGATTCCGTCGTTCAGATGGATATATGACATCCTTACTTGTTATACTGTGGGAATAAATTGCCACTTGAGGAGATTGCACATGTCTGCCCATATGATATCCTGCTGGGTCAGTTTTTCTTTTGATTTCAGTAGAGGAAAATAAGGCAAAAATTGATCTTCGCCTAGAAGCTCGCAAAACTTGTATAACACGTAAGGGTAGCTGAGGAAGTTCTTTCGGTCCTTGGGGCATACTTTATCAAAGGGTTCCTGGATTTCATTGAACATCAACCTGAGACGTTCCTCTAGTGTCGGTAACATTTCAGGTGGTCTCACGCCTGTAAGAATATTTGTAATGTAGGGTATGTGTTCGTAGTATTTATTCTGTCGCAATTTTTTCAAAAGTCCTCTCACCTTGGCGTGAGTAATTTTGGAAACTTGTTCTATTCTTTGTTTTTTAAGTTCGTACCTTAAACCTTCTATGATATCTTCTGGTATGTTGGCAGATTCTTTCCCCTGAAACTGCTGAACCCATTCATTAAAATGATTTTGTCTTTTGTAACTGTACTGTGTATTTTTGGAAAGTTCCTGTTCATCGTGATACGATAATCCAGTGGCCAAATAGTCTACGCTGCATCCGCAATCTTTACACACCAGCGATGCTGTTGTTTCGCATTCATATATGTCATTCGAATTACAATTATCACACACTTCATTATAAATTGTATTTTTTCCGACTACATCGTCATTTGTCATGACAGTTAGATCGCCCTCGACGACACGCATGTATTCTATGAATATATCACGACGACAATTCTCTTCTTGATATCTCAATAAATAGGGCGCAGCCAAGGAAATATATTCATTCATCTTGATCTCATCGTTTTCATATTCTTTCACTTTTATATGATATCTTTCGAGTAAACTCATTTAAAGAAAAATGTCATTATAACTTTAAATGTATAACTTTCTTGTCAAGCTTGTCGGCTGGTGGTATAACGAGAATCCCTATCGGATCACGATGCCTTTGAAAATGATATATGACATCAACACCAATAAAAATTGCATGTTTCCTTCGTCCGAGTGGAAGAGAATTATGGAAGGTTGGCCACTGATGAAGTCAGGCGAAACCTATATCACATGCTACTATCCCGATTTCAGGGATGCGATCTACGTGTTGCGAAGAAAGAAGCCCGAATGTGTCGAGAACATCCGTTACGAACAGGAGTATACATATCGCGGTTCTCCTTATTCCATGGTGACCAGGGATCCCATGCGCAGGGTTTATGACATCGAGGAGTCTGGCGGTTTGAAGGGACCCATAATGATCCAGAAGGTCGAAGCTGTCATGGAAAATGGCGAGGTAAAAATGTGGGACACTGCTCGATTCCTTCGCTATGCGGGACCAAGGTCAGATTTTCACAACGTCAAAGACATCTGTATGAAGGATCTATTTGACGCCAACGAAGAAGTGCCAGATGAGTGGCACATCTATATGTTTGGTAAGAAGATTGTCATTGACAAGAACGAAGAACTTACTCCTCAGACTTTGGTGCCAGGTAGAATCTGAGTTCACCCAGTGAAGTAACTTTGTACTCAAGAACCAGGGGCATGTCCTGTCCGTGGTGCAGGAGTTTCATATTTGAACACATCGAGGTAGCCTTGGTGAACAAGTTCAGATATTTCAGTGAAAATGTATCTTTCATCAAATCGAATTTACCCGAGTCAGAGTCGATGTCATATTCAGTGTATTGTTCTGCAAAATCACCCGTACACCTGAACCCAATCTTTTTGAAAGAACGCTCGATGGTCAGTTCGGGTCCAATGTGAGATATATCTCTGCACAACCTCTGAAAGTCCACAGTCTGAAATGTCGTGATGGTCTGAATCTCCAGCGAAGGCGCTTCGTACATTTCATCATTGATGTCCAGAAGACGCAAGTTGAAATGACTTCTGCTCTTCTTACTGTCGTTCTCAATTGAAATATTCAGCACGTGATCATCATTAATCCTCATCACCAAAACATCGTTCGCCGTAACAGACTTCAAAACTCTAAATACATTGGTCGTGTTGATACCAACGATGATCTCATTCTCACATGAATATTCTTCAAATTGGCTGGCGTCCAGAAACAGTTCCACCATGGCCGTTCTGGCATTGTCCAGGGTCAACATATGAATTCCCTTTTTACTAAATGAAACATTAACATCGTTGAGGATATCCTTTAATACCTCAAAGATGTTCTTGAATGCAGATGCTTGAATGGTCTTTAAGAACATTTACTAGTTTTAGCGCCCGTTTTCTTTAAGTAAAGGTCTTCAAGAAATTGTTTGAATCCATCATCTCCTCGAGCTTTCATAAATTCCTTCCACGAATTGAAACCTTGTTTGTATGAATAGACATTTCCAAGAGATCTTGGTACATCTTCCGGTTTGGTGATCATTTAGTTATTGGTAGTTTTCTTGTTTATCTTGGCTTCCAACTCTGGGGTCATCGGGGGGGCCAGCGGTACGCCATAGGAATCGAGATCAAATAGCCCCTGAACCATACTCGGATTCCCGTCAAATGAAGCGATCGCCTTGGCGTCGAATGATTCAATTTCGGTGGGTATCAGCGAGAGCGCCCACTGTCTCACCTCGGCTCCAATCAGTAACTTGCCTTCACTGGTGATAACCGCCGGCACGTGAGTCAATTCCTTTTTGTATTCACTTGGAATTTCGGTTTGATGTACGTTCAGGTACTCGATCTGTTCTGCGTAGGGAGTGTTTTCCAGAATCTTATTTGCCTCAAGGCAATGTTCGCACCTTGGACTGTAGAACATATAAGCAAATGTCATGTCTTACCAATATTGGTGAATTTATCAGGCGATATAATTTCGCGATTGTATATAAGATGCGTACGCAGACCATACTCCTGATTCTTCTGGCGGTAGCCATTGGTGGATTTTTCATCATGCGAAACCGCGAGGGCCTCAAGTGGGATCGCGGTTTTGCTGGATTTCGCCCTGCGGTGTCAGGCGTGATCACTGAAGGGTCGCTCGATATTGAAGGAAGTCCAGTTGTCGATGTTTCGATCAAGGCGATGATGATCCAGAAGATTGCAACCGAGACCGCCAAGAAGATTCTCGACACCAAAGGTCTGGAGATGTTCCCCATTGAAACCGTATTCATCCAGGTTTTCAATACCCCCGAGAGCATCGGAAAACTCAAGGAAAATCGTCCAGATGTCTACAATGCCTATGTTGATTATCTCCAGGCTCGTCAAACACAAGATCTCGAACCCACGGCCGATGAAAATAAAAAGATCAGGTCTTCGCTGATCAACTACCTGGATGCACTTAAGCGCGACCAGGACTATGCGGCTCCTCCAGACGGCGTACCCATGACCTACCGCGCTAGGTTTTTGATGCTGGACACGAATCGTTTCTACGGTTCCGAACTCGATGTGATCGCCATCGGGGACGGCAATGACGTGATAATTCAAGGTATCACTACTCAGCCTCTGATGAACGGCGACGAGCGGATCAAGCCTTTCCAGGACACCATCCGAGCTGGAGACTGGGAACCCTACAATACCATCGCCAATGCAAATATCCCCAACAAGAGTGCCTTGGAACTTGCCGAGAATGCGATCAAGGACAAGTGGGGCGAAGACGTCCAAGCCTATGAATCGACTGCCACGGCGGACGTGGGTCAGTTTGAACCAGTGAGTACGCCCTATCTTCGTTAGTAAAAACTCTGGAACTAGTAGACAATGCCTCTGAGAGTGGACGAGGTACAACAGATCGACCACCGAAAGCGAGAGCTAAAAAAGAAACTCTATACAGAACTTTATGAACGCGCCAGCAGCAAGGTCAGACAAGTTGCGGACCTGGGGCTCCACGAAACCTGGGTGCAAGTTCCTTCGTTCCTTATAGGATTTCCCACTTTTGATGTGAATAAGGCGGCCCAGTACGTTGAACGTCAGTTTATCAACGGGGGCTTCTTTACCAAGTTATATGAAAACGGACAGATGTTCGTTTCGTGGTACCCAAAAACGTCCAAAAAGAAGACCAAGTCAAAACCCAAGGAACCCGAGAACGAGTTTGCGTCCCTGGCAAACCTCAAGAAGGCCGCGGACAAATATCGCTGAATTAAATGAAATTTATCATTAAGTATGGACAATAACCTGAACGTGCTTGTGGAGGCCAAAAAGGAACTCCTCAACCAGCTCTCGTCCACCATCCTGCCGAGTGCCCTTGACTGCATGGACACGCTCTATGCGGATGCCAGGACGGAAACGCAAGGAAAGCAGACGCTCAAGGCATTTCAGGATAAGCTGGCCAGGATTCCTCAGTGGAACAACTATCAGATCGATACCGAGGTGGGAAAGTGTGTGGACCGCTGCGGTGGGTGTCTTGACGAGATGGTCGCCGCTGTATTTGTGGCCACTGTCAAGATCATCTCTTCAGTCAGGCTATCAAAGGATTCCAGAAAGGTGTCGCTCAAGATTCCCACCAACGACGTGTTTGTACTGGGCGTCTACACGAATGTCGCCAAGAGAATCTACGAAGATCCATACATCTATCAGGAGGTGGTGAGCCGAAACGATCGTCGCAAGGATCTCGTCAAGAGGATGGACGGTGTGGTCGAGGAGACAGTCAAGGAGATGCTTCCCATCAATCAGATTTTGAAGACCTACCTGAACAAAAATCCCATGGACAGACTCCAAGAGGAATCCGAGGAAGCCCACACGGCGGAGTTGGGTGAAGAGAATTTCCCTGGAGAGGGAGAACTTCCATTGCCAGAGGGAGACGACGAAGGAGAGCCTCCCGAAGTTATTGATCACGGCGAAGAAATGCCCCCGCCGATGCCAGAGGAGGAAACCATGGAAGAACCCCCCATGGAAGAAACGAAAAACTTTACGTTCAATGATAAAATCATGAAACGAGGAGAGCCGACTCCACTCGTCGAAGAACAGGAGGAAGATTTTTCCATCAATCCCAGTGCGAACCGTTAAACATACTAAAATCTAGATTAATTAATAATGATAAGTGATTCTCTTAAGAACCCTTTGATTGCCGCTCTTGTCGGTGCGGTTATTACAATGGCTTACATTCAATTGACAGCTCGACTCAATCGCGAGGCACCTCCTAGGAATGCCGACATGATCAAGCCCGCCATTCTGAACGCCATTTTGGTCGGTTTCATCGTCTACATGGGAATCTCGCAGCGCGAGGAGATCTATGAGAATCCATTCCCTGAAGTTAATCGCGGAATGTAGTTAAATATTTTAGTATAGATAGATAATACGATGGCCAGTGTTGATACATTTAACGAGCTTCTTTTGCAGTTTGTGGATGAACTGGCTCACACGTTCCCAGAGAACACCATTGTGAAGACCTACAGGAATACGGTCAGCATGCTGATCAAGAAGGATCCTGGTGTGTGCCTGGAAACGTTTATGAAGAATGTGAAGCCCCACGAGGATCTCATTCGCAATCAGGATGAGCAGATTTTCGAGGAGCTCTCGCGTAGCTATGGAATTCTCAAGACGCTCGACCTGGAGTCCATGTGGAAGTCGGAACTTTCGGACACGAGTCGTACGGCAATCTGGCAGTATGTCCAGGGTCTTTACGTACTCGGCAACAACGTCAGCGAAGAGGAAGTTCAAGAGTCTCGTGAGACCAACATGGACTTTTCACCCGAGAAGATCAACCAGCTTTTCGCACCCCAGGGTGATGATGAGGCCAACCCCATGGCTGGTCTACTTGGAAATCTTTTGAACCCCGCGATGATGCAGGAGATGACCTCCAAGGTTGAGGAACAGTTCGGCGACGGTCAGGGAGGTCTCGACGAGGCGAAGATCATGGGCGCCCTCGGTCCGCTCATGGGAAACCTCACCAAGATGCTTGAAAAAAATAACTAGTCAATAAATAAGAATGGAACAACCGTGGTTTAGAAATCCATCGCACTTGTTTGCCAAGAACAAGGTGCTGATCTTTTGGCCTTTGGCCAAACAAACTTCCGTGGAGAGGCTCAATGCCGCCACCCGATTTATCCTCTACACCATGGCGATCCTTTACATTATTAACCGTGACATCAGGGTCATTTATTTGGGTCTCACGGTTATTATGGTCATGGCCTCCATGCTTCTGGCGGGCGGCATAAAGGAAGGCATGCGACCCGCTTCGTTCGAAGAGGAAGGGGTGAGGTTCAACGCGACCACTCCAGGCCAGAAGTGCGAGCAGCCGACCAAGGAAAATCCTATGGCCAACGTTCTCATCACGGACTATACCGACAATCCGAAGCGTCCAGCGGCATGCTATTACCCGACCGTCAAGGACAAGGTAAAGAAGCTTCTGAATCAAGGAACTCCCACGGATCAGGCGGATGTCTATTCCAGTCGCAATCAGTCATTCCGTGCCTTTTACAGCATGCCGTCCACGACCATTCCCAACGATCAAGGTGGTTTTGCACAAGCGGCCTACGGTTCGGCGGTGAACAAGGTCTGCAGGGACGACGGCATGGCGTGCTATCCCAACGATGCGTCCATGTTTGGACAGTCCAGGATGCCCGAACTTCAGCAGATCCGAGGTACTTTCGGTGGCAGTGTTTAAAATATTGAGTGATAGTAATATGGCTTATCAGCTCAATACTTCGTCGGTTCTTTTGGATTCCGAGAGTCTGCCAGTGGATTGCGCATACGACCATGTCATGGCACCTCCGGTCATCAGCAACCTCAACTATGCAGGTTCGGGTCGCGCTTCGACGCCCCTCTACGGCACCTCGCCCTACATGGCGGGAAAGGGGGCTCCAGGAAATTTGATTCTGGTCGAGGATATGCTCCGGCCTCAGTCTAGCACGTTCTTCAAGAAGGGATACCAGGGACGTGGTTATGACTTTCCATCGCAGGACATGGCATGCTCGGTGCCTCTTCGGACTCGGTCGTGGGATCCCACGAGCAGCCGGGCGAATGTTCAGAACGCCGTTTTTGATCGTCGTTATCCAGCCTAATTTAAATCTACCCTAGTTTTAATATGGACCCATTGAGTCTTGTGGCCTTGTTAGGGATTGCTGTGGCAGGTCGTCAAATTGCCAGCAGTGATCGCAAAGAAGGTTTTACGCCAGCACCCGTTCCGAATCGCGAAACACAACAGTTGCCGTACTTTGGCAGGAACATCAACACGCCTGGTCAGGATTTGACCCTCGTGACGGATTTCCTTTCTGGACCCTACATCGATACATCTAAACAAAGAAAGGATGCGGTTCCGAATCTTCAGGATACTGCGCCGAATGTTCAGTTTCCTTATGGTCAGCCAGTTTACAACCTGTATGACCGTCAGAATGTCTCGAGTCGCATGGACAACCTGTCGTCGGCCGAGCGTAGGTTTGTCGGCCCCGGTCTGGGAGTTCCGGCAAGTGTACCCGCATACGGAGGTTTCCAGCAGCAATTCCGCGTGATGCCCAACAACGTCGGTGCGTACCGCTTGACCACGCTTCCAGGAAGATCTGGTCCCGCCAAGGACTTTGTTGACCGTGGAACTGAACGTCTTACTGTCACTCAAAATCGTCCAGAGAAGACCTTTCAACTTTTGGGTGGCGAGGACAGACGTCCACTGGAAAAGGGTCGCGCGCAGGGTCAGGGTGGGGTGGTCACTGGCATGCGTGAACGCGAACGTTACGTGAAGACGATGCGACCCACCATCCGCTCGGAGACCTCGACCCGCATGGACGGCCTCGAGTTTGGCGCGGCCAAGAAGTTCGTTTCCGCAGGAACGCTTCAGGAAGCTCCGACCCGCAACAAGGCAAATTTCGTGTCGCGAGTAAATGATGTGGCGGCTCCTGGAATTCACTCGTTCGAGGGTTCCTATCAGCAGACACAGAATACCATTCTCCTCAGACCCGCACAGAGGGAAGGCAAGGGCTACACGCCACCGGGTGGTCGCATGAACGTTCGAGGCTCGGCCACTCAGGTTCAGGGAAAGACCACAAAGTCCCGCGACAGCCTTTCTACGGTCGTCGAGGGTGGCGCCGGAAACCAGGGCATCGGTCAGAATTACGAAATCACTTGGAAACAGAATAACAATGTTTACAAGGGAAATGCAGATCATAGGACAAGTCAGTTGGGCTTGGCCGTCAAGCAACTGGATAAAAACCCATTCGCCTTCAGTCTCGCGCAGCACTAAACATCATAGATCCTACACTCTAGAGCATGGGGTTCTTCCTTACAGAATAACTCCATGGCATCCAGTTTGTTCTCTTGTTCACGAACCTTTTGATCGTGAAGACGAGAATAGAGCTCTTCGTGTTCCATCCAGTCGTGGACATGCTTGTGAGGATTTTCAATCATCTTCTTGGTGGGTCTTTTCAGTTCGGTGCGCTTATTGAACATGTACGCAGGCACGTTCCTGAACAGGCAACTGTAGTAGAGCATTTAAAAATAAAAGTCATATTATTTTTAAGTATGAGACACGAGACGATCGCCATGGAAGTTTCGCCCCTGGAGTTCGAAGGTATCAGGGTAATAGACTTCGATGCCCAGGTGGATGACCATGAAAAAATGGTGACCGTCACGATGTCCAGATACTTCATCGGGGATCTACATGATGAATGTGTAAAGAAGGCAGAGAAGATATACAAAGGATACAGGGTTAAAACTAACGTGGCAATGTAGACTAAACTATGGAGACAACTACCATTGAAGTACCAGTGAACCCATTCCACTATGATGGATTGCGAAGTATTGGAATACCCATCAAGGTAGATCACAAGGAACAAATGATCTACGTTGACTTTATGTCAAATCAAGGAACTAAAATCATGGAAAATTTCCTTTCAGAGGTCGGTCACACGTTTCCTGGCTATGAGATCAGGGTAGCCAGGCTTGACCAGTGAGAACCGCCCTTGCGTACTTGGTGGCGATCATCGAGTGGATCATTGGCCAGTCCATGACGTTGCTGGCGCTGATAGTTAACCCAAATGGATTCAAGTTTACGTACTTGACGAACTCCTTGCCGTTCTTTTGAGAATCTGGTGAAGTATAATACTCCATCTTCTCAAAAGAACCCTTAAGCCATTGAACATGCTTTTCGTTGCTTGGATCAAAGTTGTCCATCGTTAGTAATTCAAAAGGTTTTTATATCTTTAATTAATAGGAAATGAGTTCCATAGACAACAATCTTGGCGGTGGAGGAGGAAGTGCCTCTGCTTCAGGAAAGAAGGGAGCCATTCAGTTGAGCGACGGGAATTTCAATTTGACATCCAACAAGGAACTAAAGTCTGACCCCAAGACCGGAACCATCACCGCGACTGGCTTGACCACCACTGGCACAATATGGGCATCGACGATCTCAACGTCAAATCTTGTCGCAGATACCGTTGAAAATTTGACCGTCATAGGCAATGCTTCTATCACTGGGGATGCCACCGTGGACGGCACGATCAGCACCACCAAGGTGGACATAAGTGGAACACTCACCACGGCCCATGCAACCGTTTCAGGTACCCTGACCGCAGAAACCATCACAGGGACTACTGGGACTCTTACGGGAGGGTTTCAGGCGGCCACCTTGAGTTCCACTGGGAATGGTTACTTTTCGTCCAATGTAGGCATCGGTACCACGGACACCGCAGAGTACAAGTTCCTGGTGAAGGACGGAACCAGTAATCTCTTTGGGGTTCCTTATAATACTGCTGGTTTGGCAGATGGAAAAACTATTGTCTACAATGGAAGTGGGTGGGTCTA